GAATTTTCTAATGGCCGTGAAAAATACCTATCAACCAAGCCGAGCATCGCCGGTTCTGGTTGCAACTTTCAAAAATTCTGTCATAAGGCGATATTTTTAGGCATAAATTATGAGTTTAACGACTTCATTCAAGCCGTTCATCGTATTTACAGATTTTTGCAAACTGAACAGGTAGAAATTCATATTATCAGTACAGAATCAGAGCGTAAAATTTTGGATACGCTGTTAAAAAAGCAGGAACAGCATTACTATTTAGTTGACAAAATGATTGAAATAATTAAAGAATACGGATTAAATACTGAAAACACAAAAAACAAACTTATAAGAACCATGTTTGACAACAGAAAAGAAATTACCGGAAAAAATTACATTATTGCAAATGACGATAATTGCAACGGTGTTAGAAAAATAGAATCAGATTCAATAGGATTAATTCACACGTCTATTCCTTTTGCAAACCATTACGAATATACCCCAACATATAATGATTTCGGTCATACAAAAAATAACAATGAGTTTTGGGAGCAAATGGACTTTTTAACACCTGAACTCAACCGTATATTAATACCCGGACGTGTGGCAGCTATTCACGTAAAAGATCGTATTTTATTCAGTTCAATGACCGATTTTAGCTTTCCTACTGTTTCTCCATTTCATGCAGAGTGTATTTTTCACTTTATGAAACACGGATTTGGATTTCTTGGAATGATTACAGTAGAAACAGATGTTGTAAGAGAAAACAACCAAACATATCGATTAGGATGGACGGAGCAGTGCAAAGACGGTTCAAAGATGGGGGTAGGTTCACCTGAATATGTTTTATTATTCAGAAAACAACCGTCAACTTTTGAAAATGCTTATTCAGATATTCCGGTAGTAAAGGACAAATCTATTTACACCAGGGGAATGTGGCAAATTGATGCCCGCTCAAAATGGAATAGCTCAGGTAATCGTTTTATAACTCCTGATGAGCTTAAAATTTTAGATATTGCAATGATAAACAAATTGTTTTCTTATTATTTTGAATCAGAAATTTATGATTACGAAAAACATAAATATACAGCTGAAGAGTTGGAGAGAGATAATAAATTGCCTGCAACTTTTGAAACTTTGCGGTTAAAGTCAAGAAACTGGTACCTTTGGGATGATGTGACCAGAATGTTTACACTTAACTCAGAGCAAAGTAAGAGAAATTTGATGAATCATATTTGCCCGCTTCAATTTGATATTGTTGACCGTATAATTAACAGATTTTCAAATAAGGGAGAGTGGGTTTATGACCCGTTCGGAGGTCTTATGACAGTTCCTTACAGGGCTGTTAAATTTGGAAGAAAAGGAAGGGCGGACGAATTAAATAGTGAATACTTCATAGATGGTAGCCGGTATATGGAAGCCATTGAGAGCGAAATTATGATGCCTACTTTATTTGACATGATAGAAATGTAATAAGTTATGAAATACTCCCCCGCTGACAAATGGTTTTCAATTTTCATTAGGTTGCGAGATTCTGATGAAAATGGAATAGTTAGGTGTGTTACATGCGGAAATCCTATGTTCTGGAAAAATGCAGAGTGTGGTCATTTTATAAAGAGGCAATTTAACTCAGTTAGATTTTCCGAAATAAATTGTAATGTACAATGTACGCAATGCAACTGGTCATTGCAGGGTAATGATGTAAAATACCGGGCTTACCTTGTAAATAAATACGGTGAAGAAAAGATCGTAAAACTGGAACTTTCCCGGCATAATTATTTCAAGCTCGGAAAGTTTGAAGAAAAGGTAATCGCCGAAGAGTATAAGAAAAAATCAATCGAATTAGCAAAAAGTAAAAAACTAAAAATATAAACAAAAAAAACAAAGTTATGAAAACAAGAATTGAAATTATTACAAAAGAAATTGCTGAAATTTATCTCAAAAAAAATAATGGTAATAGGATACTAAGAGATAAAATAGTTAATTATTATGCTGATCAAATGAAAAGAGGCCAGTGGATGTTGACAGGACAGGGTATTTCATTTGATGAAAAAGGAAATCTTATTGATGGTCAGCATAGGCTCGCTGCAATTGTAAAATCAGGAATATCGCAAGAAATGTTAATTATTGAAAATGTAAAAAAAGAAACATTTTCAGTTTATGACACGGGAAAACTAAGAAGTACTGGTGATATTTTGAAAATTGACGGTGTAAAAAACTCAACAAATATAGGTGGCATAATAACAGCATATTGCGTTCTTAAATCTGATATATCTTTTCAAAGAAGAGGTAGCGGAAAGGAGATAAAATTAACTCGTTTGGATATTTTACAGACTTATGAAAGTATGCCAGAATTCTGGCAAGAATTAAATAGCATATCTGCAAAATGTAATCTAAAGTTAAGAATATTTACGATATCTCAAATAGGCGGATTTATGGCTTATAATATTTTAGAGAAAAATAAAAAAACAGACTTATTAAGTGAATTTCTGTTTGAATTGTTTGGTATAAATGATGACAAATATACATGTACAAAAACATTTAGAGAATATTTAATCAAGGATGCTTTATCGAATCGTAAATTATCATTAAAAACCAAAATGGAAAAATTAGATAAAATATATTCATATTGGCAAAAAGGAATTAATATTAGTAAAATTTACTAAAAATATAATCATGACACCAAAAGAAAAAGCAGTCGAATTAATTAATAAATTTGGCACAAGAACAATTTAAATTGAACCAAAAGTTTATTCAATTATTGAAATACCAATTGTTTTAAGGAAATTATTTGCTCAATTTTGCGTTGATGAAATAATAAGTGCGCTCGGTGAGCAAAGAACGTTTACAGCGCACAAAATTCATTTAGAGAGATTCTATGAAGAAGTTAAAGAAGAAATAAAAAAATTATAGATTATGACACCACAGAAGAAACAAACATGGCAAAATGTAACAACCGATATGTTGGTTACTATTTTAAGCATTAACGAAAGCGATATGTACGGTAATGTTGTGGAGTATGAAAAAGAAGAGGCCACCGGCCCGGAAAGATCATCACGTTCAGAATTGGTAAACGCCGGATTCAAAGAAAATGTAAAGCCACTGTACGTTTTTATGAACTCGTATGTTTTTGTAAAAAATTAAAAGTAAAATATAAAATGAAAAAGTATAAAATAATCTACGGTACAACACCGGATGCTTTTGAAATTATAAAAGCAGATTTTTTTAGATTCAATTTAGATTGCAAGATGATATTTTTTTACATCATTGATGAAAACGACAATAAAAAAATGATTCATGCAATACATGTTAATTGTCTTGTAATTACTTTGGAATAAAATAACTTGACTTTTCCGGTAAAATGATTAACTTTGTCATTACTTTAACGAAAAATAACGATGCCTAAGTTTAAAAAAGGTGAAAAGAGGCCTGCAAATGCTGGTAGAAGAAAAGGAACTGCAAACAAACAGACCAGGGATATAAAAGAGGCTTACAAAATGCTTATTGAGGACAACCTACCTAATTTAACTATATGGCTAAAAAGAATTGCCCGAAAAAATCCTGAAAAGGCAATTTATATTTTATCTGATCTGTCAGAATATGTCATACCTAAATTATCCCGTACAGAGGCAGAAGTAACGGCAAAGATCGATAATTTGCGAGATTCTATAAAACCTCTTTTCCCGTCGGTTGACGACATTATCAATGAGCAAATTAAAGGCTGATAAAAACTTTGCAGAAATTATCAAGGCGTTTCACCGGCCAAATATATCCGGGATATGCCTTGAGGGCTCCAGCGGCTCCGGCAAGACCTGGGCGGCTATAAAATTTTTGCTTTGGTTTGGTACTTATCATTCAGGCAACACGATAAATATTATTCGTGAAACTTACAATAGTTTTAAAACGACATTGTATGATGATTTTGGCCGTATACTTCAGGCGTTACCGGTTGATAATCCTTTTATAACCCACAAAGACATATCGACATACAGGTATTTAGAGAATAAAATAAACTTTCTTGGAGCTGACGACCCGGCAAAGTTTGAGGGTAACCGTTGTGATATTGCCTATTACAATGAAATGTTAGACATTGACAAAGTAATCTTTAACCAGCAATCACAGCGCACCCGCCGTTTCTTTATTGCTGACTGGAACCCGAAGACAACAGATCACTGGGCCTTTGAACTTGAAAAGAGAAAAGATATCGTTTTTGTCAGATCAACTTTTCATGATAATATTTCACTTTCTGACCAGGAGCGGCAAACAATACTTGGGTATGAGCCGACACCGGAAAATATAGACAGGGGAACGGCTGATGAGTACAGGTGGAAAGTATACGGATTGGGAGAGCGGGCAGCACGCCAGGGACTTGTACATCCAAATGTAACGTGGATAAGTGAGTTTCCACCAGACAACGAACTGGATAAAATAGGTTACGGCCTTGACTTTGGATTTACGAACAGCCCGACGGCTATTGTAAAAGTAGGACGCAAAGGAAATAATTTATATGTGAAATTACTGTACTATCAACCAATAGCAGACAGTAACAAATTGATTGAGGTTGTCAGCACTTTAATTCCTAAAGATGCTCATATTACCTGTGATAGTTCAGACAAGGCAAGTAATGAAGCAGTAGGATTTATTGTACTTATGCGCCGGGCCGGAATAAATGCTATTCCTTGCCGCAAGTTCCCGGGAAGTATAAAATTTGGAATTGACAACATAAATAAACATTGCTTGCATTATGTCCGGGATGTAGATTTACGTAAGGAGCAAGAGAACAGAGTTTGGCGGTATGTGGGCGGCATCCCGCTGAATGAACCTGAGCCTGGCTTTGACCATGCACATGATGCAATAGCTTATTGTCTGCAAACAGACTTTCAAAACTGACCGTAAAAAACTCAAATAGCGGGAAAAATGAAGACTATGTATTTAATATTTGGTTAATTTAACAACTAAGTATTAAATAAAATATTATTTTAACTCCGTGCCAAACTTTAATTTTTAACATTTTTTAATAAAAAACTTGCTTTTTTATTTTTATGCCGTATATTTGTGGTTTCATAATCACGAATGAAAATAGGAAAACTTCACGTTGGATTAGTTAAAAAAACATCAACTCCATTGGTAAACAATGGTTTGAATGATTTAATGCTGAAATTACCTTATTATTTCCCTACGGATTGGATAAGTGGTATTAATACAGGTTCAAAGATTGGCCTTGACACAACTACTATTGAAGGACAGCGCAATGCATATGTATTTTGTCCGGCCATCACAGCAATTATAAATTATAAGGTCTCGGCCACTTGTAATGGACGTTTTGTTTTCAAAAATTCAGAAGGCAAAGAGATAGGTAGCAATTTTCAAAAATTAACATCCCGTCCTAATCCTGATCAGAACTGGATACAATTCGAGCAGCAATTTAAGACGTTTCAGCAAATATTTGGTAAGGCATATATTTATGTCAAGAATTTACCAAGTATCGATATACCAAAAGAAATGTATGTTATTCCTAACTGGGAGCTACAGATAAACAAAGGTGTTTCTGATTTCTTTGGCAATCCTATAATAAATTACAATTGGACAAAATGTTCTACTGGAAAAACGATAACAATTATGCCGGTAGACATGATGGTTATTAACGATACCGGAACCGACATAAAAAATCCTTACGGTAATTATTCAGAGGGTTGCAGTAGGTTGTTATCTATCGGGGATGCTGTTAGAAATATTATTGCCAGTTATGAAGCTCGCAATCAATTTTTAACAAATGGTGGACCACCATATCTAATTGCTCCGGAAAGAGATATTACAGGTACGGCACTTCTTTTACCTAAAGACAAACAAGAAGTTGAAGAAAAATTCTTAAATCGTTACGGGTATATACGGGGAAAAAAGAATATTGCAATTGTTACACAACCAGTTAAGGCAATTAAAATTGGCACTAATCCCAATGATATAGGTGCATTTCAAGAAGTAAAAGAAAATTGGGAGGAGTGTTGCCGGGCATATGGCGCCGGACTTGATTATATTTTTGGGCTTGACCGAACGACATTTAACAATCTTTCAGAGGCTAAGAAAACACTTTATCAGGATACAATAATTCCTGAGACTGCAAGCGATCTTTTGCAAATTGGTTATTATTTTGGCATGAAAGAAATATTTTCAGCAGATTTCTCTCACGTGGAATGTTTGCAAAAATCTGAAAAAGATAAAGTTGATTTATTTAATTCACTTATCAAACCATTATCAGATGCAATAACGGCAGAATTATTGACTATTGAGGAAGCCAAGAGTATTTTAAAAGGAAACGCAAATCTTCTTGAATTATGAACGATAAGGATAAGGATAAAATTATAAAGGAACGTGAAAGAATAATCAAGGAAAAAACCATTGTAAAAAAATGAAGATACAAATTCCATATTTTGAAAAACCGGAGCAAAAATATGCTTATTTAAGACAGCATAAAACTACCATGTTAGCCATGAAGAAAGCTTCAATAAAACATGCCGATGGTGTATGTACTTCATTTTATTTGCCCGAAAAATCAATAAAACAGGCCTCTAAAGAACTTGTTTTGCCTGAAAAACCGGAAACGTTGAATAAAATTCATATTGTTCCAGTCATAAATACGACAAATATCCTTGATTCACATAATGACGTTCATATTAATGGAATTTGGAACCGTTCAGTAAATGACACAAAAAGAAAACGCCTGCTATTACAGGAACATTTGATGAAATTCGATCATATAATTTCTGATGAGGTTTCAGTTTCTGTTAAAACAGTTGACTGGGCATATCTTGGTGAGAGTTATCCAGGAAAAACAGAGGCATTAATTTATGATTGTTTGGCGGAACGACAAAGAAACGATTATATGTTCAACAATTATGTCAAAGGATGGGTTGATGCACATTCCGTTGGCATGTTATACATTCAATTGTTTCTTTGTATGAATTCTGATTCAAAATATGATGTTGAGGAAAAAAATAACTGGGAAAAATATTACCAGTTGATTGTTAATAAAGAAATGGCTGATAATAACGGATATTTCTGGGCAGTAACAGAAGCTAAAGAAATTGAAGGATCAGCCGTTCCTATCGGTAGTTGCCCGGTAACACCAACTATGATTGTCGAAGATGCAGAAGGCTCGGAGAAATCCACCCTTATAAATGCCCCGGAAAAATCCACGCATAAAAACGCATATAGTTTATTTAATTACTAACCATTAATAAAAATTTAAAAATGAAAAAAAATGAAATTCTTGACAAAATAGAAGATAAAAATCAGCAGAAAAATGTAGCTGAAATCTTAGATTTTGCAGAAAAAGCAGCAGAAAATGCGAAAACTACACCCGAAACCATACAGAAAGAGGTGAAAGAAATGCTTGAAAAACATGAAATAAAAGCTGAATCTGTAAAGGGTCTTACGGATTTTATTGAAGAAAAATTATTGTCAATTTCTGAAACTGTAAAAAAATTGCAGGAAAATCAGGTGGTTGATACCAAAACAATTAAGGGAATTATTGTTTCTGCCTTCAAAAATGAAGCTACGGTATCAGCTTTAAAAAACATCAAAAAAACAAATGAAAATGTTGAAGTTCTTACTATTAAGGCTGTGGGAGAGATAACAACCGGAAACGTCACAACCACGACAGGCGGAAATGCGATCCTTGACCTTATTAACACGAATGATGTTAACATGCAGCGGTTAGCTTCTACATTTATTGAAAATTATGCTACTACAAGCAATACATCCGTAGCCGTTGTTCCTTACGCTGACTACTTACCCAAAGAGGGAGATGTGAATTTTGTTCTTGAAGGTGGAACGGCAGGACAGGTTGATTTGAAAATTGAAACAAGATACGCAACACCGAAAAAGGCTTACGGATATGAGATTCTAACAGATGATGCAATTCAGGACATCCCTCGCCTGATGAGTTTTGCACAGCAAATCCTTTTGATGAAAAGTATGCTCAAACGTCAAAATGGGATTATATTCGGTGATGGAATTGGGGAAAATCCCGAAGGAACTACAAAAATAGCTTCCGCTTTTGATCCGGCAAGTTGGACTGGCAATAAAATTAAAATGCCGAACCTGCTCGATATGATAAGAGCTGCTGCCAATCAGATTTATGTAACACAAAACTTTGATGATGAAATTCCTTTTATGCCTAATGTAGCTTTCGTTAATCCTGCTGACTGGTTTGCTTTCATAGGTACTAAAACAGAAGAAGGTGTTTACGTTTTTCCGCAATTCACATTCGGCGAAAATAACAAGGTTGACACTTTTGTAGTAATCCCAAAAATAAATATCCCTGCAGGATACATTCATGTTGGTGATTTTTCCAAATTGAATATTGTAAACTATATCAACTACCAGGTAGTTGTTGGCAAAATTAATGACCAGTTGATTAAGGGACGCACCACCATTGCCGGATTCACGAGATTTTTCTCATACGTTAAAGAATACGACAAAAAAGGATTTATTTACGATACCCTTGCAAATATTGAAGCCGGTATAAAGGAAGCTGAACTTTAATCCATGCAAAAGGTAAAAGTAAAACTTACAGGCAGACACGGCCATAACATTGAGGGTGACATTATCGAATGTCACCCCAACTTACTGCCTATCCTTGAGGCACAGGGAAAGATTGCTTCACAGGAAAAAGAGCCGGAAAAAGAAAAAGAAGTAAAAACCAAAAAAACCAAAAAGTAAAATGAAAAAAATAATTTTAATCTGTTTAATGTCGCTGATTACTTTCAGCGTATTTTCCCAATCAACCACGAAAACTCTTCCGCCACTTGGCCGTGATTCTTATTACCTTAAATACACTGGCAGCGCATGGGATACACTTACTTCAAATCGCGATACATTGCGTTATGTTATTGAAGTTAACAAAGAGTATCCGGTATTATTCTATTTCAACTCCGTATTGAATAAAATAAGCGGTATTGATACCACGGTAATAGTTAATGTATATGGTAAGGTATTTTCCGGTCAATCATGGACATTGATAACGGCGGCAAATGCTTTGAGTTCAGTTGTTAATACCAATACGAATGTTGTATCTTCACTTTTGACGGAACCATCGTATACCGGAACTATAACTACCACCGGGAGCATGACTGATACAATATCGGCAGATACGACTAAGAAAACATTGCCTTATGGAGAGTTGTATTACTGGACACCTACTTATAAGGTGGTTCAAAATTCTGTTACTACAAGCGGGCGTGTTGCGTTGTCTAACTATTACAGGTACATTATGCTTGAATTCATACGAACAGGCGATGATCATGTCGGTGTTGGAAGTAAAGTAACATCTTTTGAGTTACGAATTTTCAAACGTTCATTTTAATTTCAATTTCATCAATGTTGATCGACTATACATATTTCGGAGGAACTGGGTTATTTTGCGTTGCAAATGTTGACCCGGCAATAATAACTAATGAAGGTAATTATACAAAATTGGTTGCCTTCATCAATGCATTTGAGCCTGAAATATGTGAAATGTTGATGACAAAAGCTCTTTATGATGCTTTGATTGTAGGTTTGGCCGTCACTCCGACACCTGAACAACGCTGGATTGACTTAGCGGCACAGTTGCGAAACGCAACCGCTAAGACAAGTCCAATTGCGAACTATGTGTACTTTAAATTATGGTCGCAAAGTTTTCAGCAGTCAACACAGGGTGGAGACGTTGTAATTACCGGGTCAAATTTGGAGCCTTCGGCGAATAAAGAAAAGGCAGCTTTGATTTGGAACCAGGCAGTAAGACAGTTTGAAGATTTTCAGGAATGGTTGAGCGACCATTTAGACGATTATCCGGAATGGGACGGCGAAGATGTGTATTATTTAAATTGCGACGACAAAATAAATGTTTTAGGCATATGACAGATAAGTTAAACATATCAGTTTTTGAAAAGTCGGAGCCTGACATTTATACGATTTTGAAAAATATCGTTTCTACCGTTTCAACTTTATACGGAAAATCTGTTTTTTGGACGTTCGGCCCGGGAAGGGAAATTGTAGAAAGCATGATTGCTATGTCGAATAGCTCGACATCTTCAGCTAAAAAATATCCTTTTATAGCCTTGGTAGGTAACACGCCGATACAGATGGGTGATAGCACCTGCTACGGCG